CCAGAGGTTCTGCGTCAGGCTCGTGATGCGCCCGGCTGCGTCGTAGACGTAGCTGCTGAACTCGGTGGCGGTCAGGCGGCCCGCGGTGTCGTAGCTGCGGCTGGCGCCGAGGCTCGGGCTCGCAAAGGCCCAGGTCCAGGCGGTGGGCTGGCCCAGCGGGTTCCAGGCGATGCCGCTGACGAGGGGGTTGCCGTTCAGGCTCAGGCCCGTCAGACGCCCGGTGGCGTCGTAGGCGTGGGTGAGCGTGCCGCCTCCGTTGGGGTAGCCGATGCTCGCGAGGGTGCCGTTGGGGTTGTAGGCATAGCTGACCTGCTGCACGCTGCCGTTGATCAGCGTCTGCTTCTTGAGGGTCACGCGGCCGAAGGCATCGCGGGTGTACTCGGTGGTGCCGCTGCGGTCGACGATCTCGGAGAGATATCCCTTGCTGTTGGCCGTGAGGTCGTAGCGCAGCGTGGTGGTCTTGCCGTCGGCGAAGACCAGGCTGGTGGGCCGCCCGAGCAGGTCGCGCGCGATGGTGGTGGCCTGGCCGAGGGCGTCGGTGATCTGGCTGGGCAGGCCCAGGGCGTCGTACTGGGTGCTGGCGCCGCCCGTGTCGGCGCTGGCCTCGGCCACGCCCTTGAAGTCCTTGGCTTCGGTGACGGCGTCCAGGGCGTTGTACTTGAGGGTGGCGCTGGCGTTGGCTGCGTCGGTCACGGCCTTGACGCGGCGCAGGCTGTCCAGGCCGTAGCTGGTGCTCTGGTTCAGGCCGTTGGTGGAACGGGTCAGTTCGCCGTTGGCGTCGTAGCCGAAGGTGCTGCTCTGATTAGCTCCTTCGGTGCGGCCCGACAGGCGGTTGATGTTGTTGACGGTGCGCGCCACGCTCCAGGCGACGTTGCCCGCGCTGTCCTTGATCTGCTCGGCGGTGCGGTTGCCCATGGCGTCGAGGGTGTAGGTGCCGGATTCGCCTCGGTTGTTGCTCCAGCCGATCAAGCGGTGGGCTGCGTCGTAGGCATACGTCAGGACGAGGCCGGTGGGCAGCGTGACTGTCTCGACGGTGCCGTAGGGCTTGTAGGTCAGGACAGTGGTCTGGCCGCCGACGGTTTGGGTCAGTAGGCGGTCGCGAGGGTCGTAGGTGTAGGTGGTGACGAGGCCGTTGGGGGCAGAGATGCTGACGACGCGGTTGGCGCTGTCGTAGGCGTAGCTGGTGACGTGGCCCAGGGCGTTGGTCGATGTGAGGGCGTTACCGCGGGGGTCGTAGGTGTAGCTGGTGACGGCACCATTGGGCTCTGTGGCCGTGTCGACCAACTGCGACGTGTTGTAGGTCCACTGCCAGAGCTGGGCCTTGTTGGTGGCGGTGTCGGTGACCGTCTTCGACAGCATATTGCCGACGGCGTCGTAGGTGTAGGCGGTGGTGCGGCCAGATTCCGTCACCAACGTCGGCAAGCTGAACGTCGCGTGCCACTGGGTCGTGACCGTGCGGGCATCGGGTGTGCCGGAGGCATGGACCACGGTGGTCGGCAAACGACGGACAACATCCCAGCCTGTCGTCGTGATCACACCATTGAAGTCGGTCTCCGAAGTGATCAGGCCGTTGGAATCCTGCACGCGAGTCGCGGCATCGCTCTTGCCTTCGCCCGAGGGCAGCGAGCCGCCAGTGACGGCGAGCTTGCCCTGCGTGGTGCCGTAGCTGTAGTTGCGGCTCGTGCCCANCGCGGCATCGCTCTTGCCTTCGCCCGAGGGCAGCGAGCCGCCAGTGACGGCGAGCTTGCCCTGCGTGGTGCCGTAGCTGTAGTTGCGGCTCGTGCCCAGGGGATCGATCACCGTGGCAGAGCCTGTCGAGGGATAGCTGACTTGGTAGCTGTCCACGGAGCCCGCAAGCTGGGTGCTGATCGCACGGCCTGTGCTGTCGTAGGCGAAGGTGCCCCATCGCATGCCGCTCTCATCGAGGATGCCGGTGAGTCCTTGAGGAAACGAAGCGTTCTCGTAGACAAAGCTGCGGGCCTTGCCGTCGGGATACATGACCGAGGACAGGCGACCTGTGCCGTCATAACCGTAGACGATGACACGCGCATCTGGTGTTGTGACAGTGGTCAACTGACCGGCGCCGCTGTACGCGAGGGTGAGGGTGCGGCCGAAGCCGTTCGCGACGGAAGCCAGTTGGCCGGCACCGTTGTAGGCGTAAGCAGTGGCCCAGCCGTTGCGATCCGCTTCGGTCTGCAGCTTGCCGGAGCCGTCAAAGCTGAGCGTGGCGTCGTCGTCGGCGCGGTGGTAGGTCCAGCCGCCGGAGGACTGCTGTGTCAGCGTGTCAACGCTGTTGTTGGCGCTCCAAGTTGTAGCGCCGGCTGGCTTGCCGAAAGTGCGCACATAACCTTCGCCGGTGGTGATGGTTACGCCCAGAGGAGCCGATGTGGGCGAGGCGACCAGCTTGGTGCTGTGGTTGTGCGCCCAGACTTGGCCCATAGGATTGCTAGCCCGGGTCGAGTCGCCCGCCCAGTTGCTGCGGTAGGTGCGCGTGAAGGACAACGCACCGGGACCGGAATCAGACCAGTCGGTTTCGGAGCGGTATTTCTCACCCGTCGCCGGAAGAATTGGGGTCGCGGTATTGGCGCCATCGATCCGACAAGACGGAGGCTCCAGAGCGGCCGCTATGCAAGACGTGTTGGTTGCATCTTGCTGAAGAGGGAAGTTGCAGGAACACGCACCATTCTTGAGCGTGCTGTTCGCGGGACAAATGGGGCCATAGGTCGCATCAAGATTTCCGGGCGTACCGCAGCGGTGGCTGTAACAACTATCCGAGGTATGCGCCGACTGATCCCAAACGTGCTGAAAAGCGCAGTAGGCTTGCGAGGCAGGACCGTTCGGATAATCCACAAACCAGTCGGTAAAGCGCACGTACCCATAGACTGCATTCCAAGCATCCGTCATGCCGGGACAAAGAGACGCCGGGTCGGTGGACGGGCCACCTGTATGGCCATTGGCAGACCACGAGTACGTGAAACCCCGCGTCGTCGCAATAGACGCAGACGCATGGCTGCATACCACGGCCAGCAGTACGCCCAAGAGAAATCGCACCACACGTTCCATAGCCCGCCCAAGCCGGCAGCAACGCACAGGCAATGCCTGAAGAAGGTCATCACGACCAATACCAATCGCGCTCTGCTCTGCTGGGGCTCCTGGCATGCGTGCTTCCCTGGACTTACTTCGTTCTCTCGAACCGGTCGAATCTCTTTGCGATCAAGCTCAATCGGCGTGCTGCTTGGGCAATCAAACCGCGCAACGTGATGCACGTTACCGGCCGCGACGATTGTTCAAGATAGTTACAAGATAACTCAAGGGTTGCTCGCGACCAACGACAAATGGCTTACGCAGACAGCGCGCGTCAAAGGCTGAATATGAAAGTACGCAAAATCTATTGAGCCCATGTTGTCGGTACACGACGCCGCTAGCTCCGCGCCATTGCGTCAAGTACGCGCCGCGCGGTCACATGCCCATGTCTTACCCTGCCGTTACCTCAGCGTCGCAGGCCACCCAAACTAGGGCCCCAGCAGCTCACGGTCGTTGCCGACGATGCTCAGCAACAACCCTACTTCGGCATCTCGCTGCTCGACAATGAATCGACCTCCCTGAAGTAGCTCTCGACCTCGTGCAGCCAGGCTTGCGAGGACTGCGGATCGATCTGCGACACGCTGGCAGGCAGCGGGGTCGCTTGCGGCTTGGTCCCGATCACGGGAGGCAAAGGCGGTGAACTGCTGGCGCATCCGCTCAGCATCGCTGGCAGCAGTGAGGCGGCGACCATCGAGAGCAGCCAGTTTCTTTTCGTAGGCATTGACGTTTTCCTGTTGAGCTTTGGCATGGGCGGCCTGCATCGCCATCACGCGCTGCAGGTCATCGAGCGCGGCGAGCGCGCGGCGGGTGTTCTCAGCCTGACGGTCGAGCTTTTCGTCCGAGACGGCTTTCTGTGCCTTGGATAAGTCAGCCTTCGCCTTCAGGACTTGGGTGCGCTCGATGCCGACCAATGCCAAGGCCAGCACCAGCAGCAGCGCCCATAGCCACGACGGTACGATGTCAAGGAACTTGCTCATGTACCGCTCCGGCGAGAAGGGCCACAGGGCCACGCGCTCATTTGCTGAGCACCTTGTAAGCCCGAGCAGTGGCCGCCTTGCGCTCGGCGAGCTTCAGCCGCTTCGGCCCATTAACGCGCCCGGTGATGTCGTAGACATCGCCGCGCTCCGCCGCCGGCAAGCAGTCTTTGAACACAGCAAAGAACCAGCACGCCGACAGCGCCGCATGCTGCGGCTGCAGCAGCAGCTCGGGCTTGCCGCGGTAGTCAAAGCCGAGCGCCCTCCCCGCTGCGATATAAGCGTCCTCCCAGGTCAATTGGATCAGGCCGCGCCCATGAAAACCCTTGTAGCGCAGCATGCTCAGCCCTCGCGGATTGCGCACGTAGTCCTCGGCCCGATAGCCACCCTGCACGAACAGGCTCGGGAAGATCTCGCGCAGGCGCGCCGGCGTCGTGTAGTAGAGGTCTTCTTCGACCTTCGCCAAGTCGTCGGACTCGACCGGAACTTGCCCCAGAAAGCACGCCATCGCATTGGCCGAGTGGATGCGAAAGCGGTTCATGCCGTCCGCCAGGTGCAAGACGTAGCGCTCGGCGTTGGCGCGCGTGGCACCGGTGCATTCGATGAGGGTCTGTGTGTCGATCATGGCTTCTTGAACTCCTTTGCCGCGGTCTTCGCGGCCTGGTTGGCGGTCTGTGCGGCGGTCTGCGCAGTGCTCGCGGCTTCACCCGCGGTCTGTGCAGCGCTCGCCGCGGTGTCGGCCGCGCGGTTGACGCGGCCCGTAAGCGAAGAGAGGCGGTCGCCGAAGGCCTCGCGCAGCCGGGCAATCTCCGCGAGGTGGTCCTCGCGCTGGCGCGTCATCTGCGCTTCGGCCGTGCGGGCCGCCCAGAAGTAGCCCGAACCGAAGCCGCCGAGGAACAGGCTTCCGACGACGCCCACGGTTTCGAAGAACCGGCGCCACTGGCGCGGTGGGCGCACGCGCGGCAAGACTTCGAGCGCGGCGCGATCCGAATCGATGTGCGAATCACTGTGCATGCAGTTGCTCCTTCAGTTGGCGGACCTGATCGCGCAGAGAACTCAGCTCGGCCGTCTGCGCGGCAAGGGTGTCGTTCATTGCCTTGATCTGCCCCTTCATCTCCCACAGCTCTTTCAATGCTTCGTTGCGCTCGGCCGCGAACTTGTCGGCCCGCTCTTCGGCCTTCACGCGCGCGGCACGCTCTTCGGCGCGCGCCGCGCGCTCGCCTTCGAGCAGTTCCTTCCACGTCCCCAGGGCCGCAATCTGGCCCTCACTGTCGGCCCGCTCCTTGGCATCGGTCGGCTGCTGCTTGCGCCACACCTGATAGCCGCCGGCGGCTGAAAGAATGAGGAATGCAAGCTGTGCGATCGGATTGCCGGCGATGTCGCCCATGTCCATGAATGGCCTCTTCTCTCTTCAGATTTGGAATTGCACGAGCGGCATGTCGGCGGGCGCATCGCCCTCGATCACGCCATCGCGCACAAACACCTCGGCGCCGATCACGCGCTGGCCGACGCCGAGCGCGGTGAGCACTCCCCCGCCGGGAAGAACGAGCTGCGCAATGTCGCCATCGATGGCCGTCACAGTTGCGATCTGCCGCAGCTTGGCCGGCTGCAGTTCAAGGAATGCGCTGTAGAGATTGCGTGCCACGCTCAGACCTCCTCATGGGTTTCGACATTGATCGTCTGGCGCAGCGTCGGCCAGGACTCTTCGAGCGCAACGCTTCGCACAAGGCCAAGGCGCTGCGCGTCTCCGCCGTCGTAGCTGACCAGTGAACCCGGCAGGATCAATCCGGTTTCCTGCAGCACCGGCATGCGCAGGCTTACATGCGCCTGCCGCCCCGTGTTGCTCAGTTCGGCAAGGCCGCGCTGAATGACGGCATCAGCGTGCGTCATCAGCGGATGCGTGACCATGGGCGCGTCGTAGTCGCCAGCCGTGCCGCTGCGCGTGATGTCGCCGCGCACGCCGCCGCGCGTGGCGCCGTAGATGAATGCGCGGTTGTAGGCAGGCCGTCGCACCCATTCGATGCTTTCGACCGAGACAACATCGGCGGGCAATACGTAGTCGGGCGTGAGCGTGTGCCACATCCACGGTGCAGCCGGGTAGCGCGGTAGCACGCGAAGCGTTGGCTCGGTGTTGTGCGGCTGCACGATGGCGCCGGCCGCCGTCGCGATGTCGAGCATCGCCGCAATCGGTGAGCCCTGAAAGGCCCACGTCCCGCCGGGCACAAACCAATCAGCGATGCGGTAATCGATGGCCCACCCGTTGTTGACACCGTTGATCGTCATCGCGAGCGCCATGAGCTGCGCGGCCGTGCGCCCCGATGCAGATGAAAAGTTCTGCTCTGGCGCATAGGGCTTGTCGAGCAGCATGGCACGCCCCCTACCCCGCACGCGCACCTCTGTGCGAGCAAAGCGTCGATCACGCGCAGGAGGGTCAGCCACGAGTCGATACGGCACGCCGTTGACCATCGCCAGCAGCTCGGCTGGATCACCATTGCCGTCCTCTTGCACGAGTGGCAGTGCCGAGCCCGGCAGCGTGGCGCTCCACTGCCAGGTCCACGAGTCGGCATCGAGCGACATCGAAAAGCCTTTGGCCTCGATGATGTCGCCGCCATCCACGCGCGTGAGCGCGATGCTGTTTTCCACGGAATAGACCTCCAAGACGGGCACCACCACGGTCTGTCCGGTGCCGGGCGGCGGCGCGTGCCGCTCGCAAAAGAAAATGAGCGTCGTGTTGTGCGTTTGCTTCCCGCGAAACACGAGCGTGGTGTCGGGAACGTGACAGGGATCGACCTCGGGCGGCACGAGGACCGAACGCCCCGGCAGCGGCGCCATGGCGGCCTGCCAGCGCGCGAGCCATCCGCGCTCGATGAGCTGCGCCACGCCGAAGCCCTCGCCATGCCGATGCACAAGATCCTCGGCTTCCTGCCAGTCGGAACGCACGGCGCGCCGCAGGCGGTCGGCCTCCTGATACCGGACAGCCAGCGCCGCCGGCGTGAGTTGCTGCGCCGCCTGCCACCGCACGCGCGCGGCATTGCGGGCGCGGCCCGCTTCCTGCCAGCGCAGCGCGGCCGAGGTCGAGACCGAGCCCGCCGCCTGGTGCCGCACCGTTGCAGCGTTGCGCGCCCGGCCGGCCTCCTGCCATACCGATGCCGTAGCGCCCGCCCGGACCTCGGCGCGCTGCCACCGCGAAACACGGCCAGCACTTCCGCGCGCGGCGCTTTGGTGCCGCGTCATGACCGCGGCGCTGGTCGGCACCGCGACTTGCCATCCGGAAGAAACCTTGCCCACGAGCGGCCGCTGCGTGGCGCTGTCGTAGCGCACGGTGCCGCTCAGCATGAACGCGGGCAATGGGATGCCGCCGGCGGCCGTCGCCACGGGCGGCATGGTGACCATGGCCGCACCGGACATGAAGAAGCTCGGCAGCGGAATGCGCCCAATCGCATAGGCCGCGCCGCTCGCTTCCTCGGGCTCGCCGAACACCAGAACATTCGGCGGGCCGCCGGGCGGCGGCCGGCGGAAGATGAGGTCATTGGCCACCGATGACCACCTCGCCGATGAAGAACGTTCCGCCCTGATACAGCTTCGCCTCGGGGTCGCCTTCCGGCGGGTTCTGCACCACGAGCTTGACCTGCCCCGTACCGCTCGGCCCGCTCATGCTGAAGTCGGCCACCCACGTGCCGCCGGCCACTTCGAGCCGCCCCCATGTCGCGATGCCCGTTGCGACGGCCAGATCGCCCGCTGTGTTGGCCTGCACGAGCGAGAGCCGCCCGTTTTCCACGGCACCCGCCGGCAGTGCGAGCACGGCCGCGGCCAGCAAGGCGGTGCCGGCACCGCCTTCGGCCGGCTGCACACCGCCGTACGCGAGAAAGCGGGCACCCTCGCCGAGGTAGGCCAGGAGGCCCGGCCCGGCCAACATCGCATTGATGGCGAGCACGTTCATGGCATCAGCTCCACCTTGCCATTGGCAAGGGTCAGGCCATCGGTGACGACTGCGAGTTTTCCGTGCGCCAGGTAGTACGCCAGGACCGTATAGCTCTGCAGCTCGTCGATCCATTGGAAGTCGTAGCTTCCATCGGCACCACTCCACAGCTCACGCACCACCAAGCCATCGGCTTCGCGCATCAGCCGAACGCGGCACGGATATGGCTTGTTCAGCGGGTTCACGTAGTCGAGCGTGAAACCTCGCACCCGGCCGATGCCTTGCCCGAGCACTCCCGTCAGATAGTCGTTGCGTCCCTTGACGACTTGCGCCACCTTCGTTTGACCATAGGGAAGAGATTGAGATGTCGCCGTCGGCACGCGGAGTACCGCCACGGGTGCCGCACGCCCCTGAACACGGTTGACGAGGATGCCCCCGCCGAAGGGCTCCGCAGGCGGGGTGAAGTTGGCACCGTACAGACCGCCGCGACTGAATCGGAATTCATCCAGCTTGCCGCCCCACCCACCGTTCACGAGGTCGTAGCCAGAAGCACCAATCGTGATCGTTGGCGCAGCGAGATAGCTGTTCGCGTCGACGTAGTTGGAGCCCACTTGTACGCCATCAAGAAACAAGCGTGTGACGCCAGACGCACGGCTTAGCGCCACGTGAGCCCAAGTGTTCAAAGGCACCGAACCCGAACTTTGCGCGATCACGTCGGCGCCGTTCACATTCAACGCGAGACGATTGCTGGCGTTCACGTACAGCGTCGGGTACAGCCCGTTCGTTCCGATCGGACGGAAATCCCATAGGACCGCAAAAGAGATCGGCGTGATGGACCGATAGACCCAGCCTTCGAGCGTGAAATCGCTCGCTCCAAATGCCAGAGAGTCGCCGCCTGCGACCTGCACGCCGTCCTGCGTTGGACCAAGGCCGTCACCCCGACCTGTGCCACCGAGCGACAGGGCAGCCGATCCGAACTTGGGCGAGCTTGTCGAAAGCACCGCACCGGCACGAAACGTGACGGCACGGCCCTTCACATCGGTCGCCGACGACGCGCCGTTCGCACCGTCAAAGTGAATCAGCACGAGCGTGCCCGCAGGGTCCAGTGGACCGGGATTCGATGAAGTCTTCGCGCGCGCACCAGGCCACGCGATGCCGGTTGCAGTCGCCCACTCCGTCCAGGTGGTCCCGTCGTCCGAGAACTGAATGCGAGCGATCAGGAGAAATCGCGACGCCTCGGCCGCGGCGCCGATGCGAATGTCAGTGACGGCAACATCGCCGCTGCTCCCGAAGTCCCATGACAACACCAGCGTCTTAAGCTCTTGCGCTCCCCACGTCGCACCCGTCGTTGTGTCGTCGTCCTTCAGATTGGCGAGCGATCCGGTTGCAGGCGCGACGTTGGATGTGAGCGCGGCCGAAGCATCGACGCGCGCAGTCCCGGCGAGCAGTTGGAACTCCGTGATGTCCAGACCCGCAACACCGTATGCCTCGATGTTGGTCGCGCGCCAGTAGCGATGTGCTGCCATCGCTTACCGCCACGGCCCCGTGATGTCGATGAATGCAATTCCGCAATTGCCCGACGTTGACACATTGGAGGGCGATGTAGAGGCATCGAGGCACGAAACGGCCTGCAAGACGCGGCCCGCCAACAAGCCCGTGCCAGGGATCCTGTCGAGCTGCTTGAAGGAGTCGAACACGAGCGACTGGGGGACATGGTAGGCACCGGGCATGTCCCCGCGAGGCTCCGCAAATCCCGCCCCATTGACGAACTTCTTCGATAGCTGCAGCGACCCGCTGACGCGGCTCGGAAAGGACCCGAGCAGAGTATCTCTGCCGGACGCAATCGCGCTGCCCAATTGACTCCCCGTGTACGGATAGATGATCTGAACCACCGAAGAGCCCAGCCCTGTGTGCAAGCGAGGGAAGGCCGTCCCGGCGGTATTACCCGCACCAAAAACCGAACCGTCTGGCGCGGAGTTGGGTGTGTTGTTGATCGAGTAGCTGAGTCCGCAAGCGAAAGCATCGCCACCCGGCTTCTCGGGCACGATGTCACCGAAGAAGCGCGTGACACCGCCCAGATTCGCGGTCGAGGTGGAATAGCCGGACAGGGGCGTGAAATAGAAAAGACGGGCGTCCGCATGAATCGCCCACGGCACAGCTACGCTGTTCGCGACCATGCTCTTTCCCCAGCACCCTCCACCCACGATCTGGGCCGCGCTTGGAAACGGGCCCGCGCCGTTGTCCACGTCGGTCATCGATTCGTAGCCGACCAGCCGGGCAACCGTGGTGCCGGTGTCGTCCACGCGCAGCAGCATCTTGGTGCTTGCCGGGTCCAGGCTGCGGTACACCGCCTTGTTGGCGCTGGCATAGACCTTCTCCCACCCGGCCGGCGCCATCTTGAAAGAAATAGAGCCCGAGGCCGCACCATCAGCCGCCGCGGTCGCGAACTTCACGACGCCTGCACCTACGGCAGTGACCTTTTGCTCGCCGTTGAGCGCGGCGATGCTGCTGCCGGTCACGAGAACGACCGAATCCAACTGGGCGCTGTGCGCGCCCGTGAAGGCCAGTGTCGCAACGCCACCGGCCACCGTCAGCGATGTCGCATTTTTCAGATCGACGCCGTTCACGAGTACTGCATCGAGTAGCGCAATGGTCGCGCCCGCCACGCCGTTGAACGGCGGCATGCCGGACATGGTGCTGTTGAAGTTTTTGACGCTGGTATCGACTACGGATGCCATTTGAGTTTTGCTCTCTTTCTTGAATCAGGGACGGTCCACGCCGATGCGCACCAGCAGCTCGAACGAGTCATCGAGCACCGTCTCGGCGCCCATCTGCACAGTGCGAATGACGACAAAGGGGAACGTGGCCGCCACGGTGTTGAAGCGGATGACGGAGCCGGCGGGCCAACCGCCTGAACCGAAGCCGGCCGCGGGAATGCGCATGTACGGCACGCCTGAGGGGCCGATGGGCTCGCAATCGGCCGTGAGGCTCTGGCCGGTCACGATCTGGCCGACGTGCTCACCGATCAGGCTGTAGGCAGTCCCGCTGCCGTTGATCTGGATGCGCCACCGCTCGGTGACAGCGCCCTTGTTCGTGACGGTGATCGGGAAATCGATGTCGTTGAAAGTCGGGTCGGCTGCGCTGCCGATCAGGGTGTCCGACCATGCGCCGGTCCAGCTCTGCTGATCGAACAGCAGCGATACACGCGCCTTCACGTCGCCCATGCGCACCGCGCTGCTCACATAGGTGTCGCCGGCGCTGTAGTCGTGTGTGAGGCGGCTCGCGAAGGAAAGGCGGCCATCGATCGACACGTCCGTGACGGTCAGCATGTCCTCGATGGTGTGCTCGTAGACCACGGGCTGCGCGAAGTCCGAGGCGTCCGTGATGATGAGCGTGCCGGCATCGAGGTTGCGCGTGTAGCCGCTCTCAATGGCGAGGCCATCGGCACCAATCAGGCGCGTGCGCGAGAGCCGTTCCCGACCTGCGTTCAGCGTCTGGCCATTCGACACCACGGCTGCCGGCAGGCGCTTGGTGTTGCCGATGACCACGAGGCCGCCTTTGCGGAAGATCGGCACGCGACCGTCCGCCGGCAGCCGCACCGGATCCAGCCCGAGCAACGTCGCATCCACCGGCAGCGAGGTGGTTGCAACCGCGTTGTATCGGATCGTGCTTGCGAACACGGGAACCGGCTTCCAGATCTTGCCGTCGCTGCCGACCGCTTCCGGGTCGTACCACGGCTCCGACTCGTGGCCGGCGGCCGTCACCCAGTCACCGAAGCGCACCTTGCCGACACCCGTAAAGGCGTCCACGGTGCCGCGCACGTTGGCGCCGCTGATGAGGCCCGTGAGGTCGGCCGTGACGTTGACGGTGCCGCCGTTGAGTTTGGTCGCCAGGAGCTGCAGCGTCCCTGGCGCGATAGGTGCCACGGGCGTACGAAACACCACGTACTCGACCGGCTGGCCGTTGAGGGCCGTCAACAGGCTGTTCACGGTCACGGTGCTCGACGCCGAAGCCGGCCAGGCGTCGAGACTGGCCGTGTTGGTGGCGTAGTCGTAGGTGCCGGCGTGCGTGGCCGCGCCGGTGGCCGGGTCGAGGTCGGTGTAGAGCGCGCCGGTCCGGTCGAAGTAGGTCTTCCCGCCCACCGTGAAATTGACGCTCCCAGGCACGCCGACTTCGCTCGCATTCGGCAGGAGCTGAATCGACAGCTTGGGCTGATTGAAGACCTGGCTCTTCGCGGTGCCAGCGCCGGCCACCCGGAAATCGGCCGACACAAGCGCCGAGCTGTCGGCAGGCAGCGTGGCATTCAGCGGGACATAGGTGTAGCCCGTGAGCGTGTTGCGGAAGGCGCCCGGCAGGCTCGGTGAAAGCACGGTGCCCAAGATGCCGAGCTGGTTCACGGCCCATTGCGGCACCGGCACGGTCACGACCGCCTCGGGGTAGAGCTTGGCGACGCCCGTCGCGTAGTTGATCGTCCCGAACTCGACGCCCACGCCGTCCACGAGCTTGCCATTGCCGTTGTCGGTGATGGTCTTGGTGGAGGCGAAGTTCTGCGGGACCCACATGTCCGCCGGCACGCCGCCGGTCGACATCAGCACGAGATTCCAGCTCAGGGCCAGCGAGCGCGGCGCGATGTTGGTCTTGCCGAGGTTCAGCGTGATGCCGCCATCGACATCCCGGGCCGGCGCAGGGAACGCCTTGGTTTCCGGCGCGCCGTGGGTGTAGCCCACGGTGAAGGCCACCGACGACGCCGGCAGCGTGCTCGGCTTCAGGTCGATGGTGCTGGTGGCGTAGCTGACCGGACCGCTGGCATCGCCCGTGAGCGCGCCGCTGCCGTTGTCGCTCGCATGCCGGGCCGCGCCGTCGTTCCAGTCCACCGAGATGGTGGTCGCCTGCGCGGCGGCATTGTCGAGCGCCAGGCGGATCAACACCGCGGCGGGCAGCACGCCGCTGCGGTCGCGGTAGTTGGCCTTCGCGCCCCAGAAATACAGCACTTCGCTGCCCACGTCCGGCAGCACGCCCAGCGTCGGCGCGACGGTGCCGCTTGTGTAGTCCACCGTGCCCGAGCCGATGCTCGAATCTGCGCCGCGCAGCCGGCCGGCGCCATCGTCGGCCAGCTCGTACCAGTTCGCACCGGCGCGGTAGGCGACGCGCAGCGTGCCAGGCGCAGGCGGAGGAAGGATGGTCAGCGGATAGTTGACGCGGCGGTTTTCCGCGGTGACCGCGATGGACGCCGAATCGGCCAGTTCAATCGGCGCCGCGGCCGGGCCGAAGGTGATGGCTTTCGAGCCGCCGATCTGCGGCGCATCGCTCGCGAAGGTCAGCGTGCCGCCGACATAGGAGGCGGTGCCGATGGTGAGTGCGCCGAGCTTGAGGCGGCCGCCGTCATCGGTGATGGTGCCGGCGGTGGTCGCAATCGACAGCGTGCCGGCGTAGAAGGGATTGCCGAGCGTGAGCGTGGCATTCGGCCCAAAGAGCGCGCCGGTGGTCAGCGTGACGGTGCCGGCACCCGAGCGCACGAGCGCGATGGACGAGCCGGCCGCCGAGGTGTCGGTGATCGAAATCTCGGTGGTGGAGGTCGGCGCGATCTGCGTGTCGATGCGGTCCACCTTCACCGACAGGTCGCCGGTGGTGGCGTTGACCACCAGCCGGGAAACGCCGTAGAAGCGCGCCGCGTCGGCCACCAGCATGCGGTTGATCGCCGCCGCGGCCGGCGTGCGCTCGAAAAGGCGATTGGCCGCGGTGCCGACGTAGTCGTGCTTGAGGCCATCCTGCAGCTCGCAGACGCAGACTTGCGCCTGGTAGTCCACGAAACCGTTGCCCGTGGAGTAGCTGTAGGTGCGGGCTTCGACCTTCACGGCACTGAGGCGCGCGGCCTCGCTCACGCCGCCGCCGCTGATCTGCAAAGTGCTGTTCACGTTCGGCGGGGTCACGCCGGGCCGCTGGAAGATCAACATCGAGCGCTGGCCCTGCACATGGTTCGCGAGCAGGTACCCGGTGAATTCCTCGCCCGGCGTCGTGTAAGCCTCGATGCGGCTTTGAATCGCGGCGCGGCGGTCGAAGAAGTCGTTCGTGACGAACAGCGTGGCCGACACGTTCGGGTCGAGCGGCGGGCGCGCGATGATGACTGTGCCGCCGAGCGCCGTATCCGTGTTGAGCGTCTGCACGGTGGCCGCCACCTTCATGATGGACACGTCGCCTTGGGCGCGGTCCACCTCGCTGATATCCTTGAAGATCGCATTGCTCTTGCCGTCCGGGATGACGGTCGAAGTCGGCGCACCGCCGCCCTCGGGCACGTCGTCCATGACTTGGGTCGCCACGAGCTTGATATCGGATTCGAGAATGGTCATACGGTGATGAGTCGCACGGTGGCGACATAGGGGTAGTCGGCGGCGGGCAGTTCGGGGCGCGCCAGCGGCTCGCCGGAGACAGGCAAATCCACGGGCGCAAACTTCACGTTGAAGACGCGGCCATCGGCCAGGGTCAGGACATGGGTGTCGAACAGCGCGGTATCGGCCAGGGCGACCAGTTGCTCGAGCGGTTGGCGTCTGATCCAGCCGGCGTCCTGCTGGCCCTGCAGCGTGATCGGGCGGCCCTTCTTCTTCAGGCCACCATCGAGCAACAGCGCGCCGGTGGTCGAGCGTTCCGAGGCTCGCTCGTAGGCGCTCCATGCGAACTCGTCCACCCAGACCATGCCGCGGGGAATCTGAATGGCGCCGAGGGTGTGGAACTTGGTGATTGCCACGTTCAACCCCTCGAAGCGCTGCCGCGCGCGGCGCGAAGCTCGGAGAACAAACCTTCGATGGCGCCGGCACCGGCGGCATCGGTGTTGACTGTGCCCAGGTCGCGCCCGTTGAGGTTCAGTTCCAGCCGCACCGTGCGGCTGCTCTCCGGCCTTGGGATCGTGGTGGGCACGCCGTCGGCCGGTCCGCCCTGTCCGAAGGTGATCTTCTCGGCGGCCTTCAGCAGCGCATAGCTCAGCGTGTCGCCGCCGTACTTCTTCTGGCCGGGGTTGTTGAAAAACTGGACGTTGCCCTTCTCGTCGGCGAACTCACGCGCAATGCGACGCGCGGTCGCGTCGTCGTTGACGCCGGCGTTCTTCAGGAACGCGGCGATACCTGTCATGGTGCCGAGGTCGCTGCCGGCGTTGACGGTCCTGCCGTTCTTGTCGGTGGAGAAACCGCTTGCATCACGGCCGAGACGCTTGTTCTCCAGCGCGGTTTCGCGCTCTTTCAGGGCGTTGGCCTTCTCGCGCGCCTCGATGTCGCGCTCGCGAGCGTTGGTCACATCGCGCAGCGCACCGGCCAGGCCGTTCGCCGCCTGCGTGGCGTCGGTCTGCGCATCCTTGAGCTTCACCGTCGAGCGGCCGGCGCTGTCGAGCGTGACCTCGAAACCGCGCATGGCCGCCTGCGCCTGCACCCAGCCCGGGGCAACACCGTTGCCTGCCGCGATGGCGGCTTCGGCGGCACGCTTCCACGCCTCACCCAGACCGATGGCGGTCGCCTGCCCGCTGTCGCGGATCATCTCGAAGTCGCGCAGCGCGGTCTTGGCGATGGTGTCGAGCTGCGCCTTCGTCTGGATGCCGGCACGCTGGAATGCCGCATCGATCTCGGCCGCCGCATCGGCTTGCGCCTTCTTGTTGGTGACAGCCGCGTCGGCCGCAGCGAGATTGGCCTTTTTCAGCTCGTCGAGCTTTTGCGCCGCAAGCTCAAGATTTCCCGTGGCAATGGCCTGGTCGTACTCGGCATGCAGGCGCTTGACCGAGGCGCGGGCTTCCTCGGCCTTGACCTTCTGCGTTTCGGCCGCGCTGGCGGCCTTCTGACCGCTCTCCTGCGCGGTGTCGCCGGCGGCCTTCATCTCCATCGCCATGTTGGTGAACGCCGCCGCACCGCTGGCCGCTGCCGCCGTGGTGGCCGCAGCGTCGCCGGTCAGGCCCGCCCAGCCGGCGCGCGCCTGTTCCGCGCCCTCGGCCGCACGGTCGAATGCCGCCCCAGCTTTCTCGCCGAAGGCATCCGCCACCGCACCGGTGGCCTCGGCCGAGGTGCGCACCTCTTCGGCGGCTGACTTGAACGCCGCGGACACGGCGCCGAAGGTGATCTTCGCCAGGCCCGACATGATGAGCGCGAGGCCCGTCTGCACGGCGCTGACCACCGTCGCCATGCCTTCGGCCTGCTTGTAGATCGCGGCCAGCACGACGTTGGCGCCGGCCACCATGACGCCCCACACGGTCTGCACGATGTTGCCGGTGGTCTGTGCCTTCTGGCCGAAGCTGTCGAGCAGCGCGCCGGCACGGTCGGCCAGCGCCTGCACCTTCGCCAGGATGGCGGGCACATCGACGCTTGCGATGAAGGCCTGCACCCATTGGATGCCGTTCTTGAACGCCGTCGCCAACGCGGTGCCGAAGCGCCCCACCGTGCCATCGGCCACGGCCGAGCGCAGTGCGCCGGACAACTGCTCCACACCTTGCTTCAGGACCGGGAGGATGGGCGTGGTCAGCGCGTTGACGGTCGAATCCCACGCGGTGCGCAGCCCGTTGAGCGCGCCGTTGAGGTTCGCCTGCATGACCGCAGCCGTCTCGGTTGCGCTGCCCTTGGCACCCTGCAGCGCCTTCTTCAGCTCATCGAGCTTGTCCACGCCCTGATTCAACAGAGCGCGCAGTGCCGGGCCGGCCTCCTGCCCCACGGCCGCAATCGCACGCTGCCCCGCCGGGCCCGCCGCGGCCAGCTCGTGCAGCATCTTCTCGAAGTTGCCGGTCGTGATGCCGGCCGCGGCCAGTTCTGTGCGGAACTTGCTGGCCGGGTCGGAGAACTGCGCAAGGATGCTGTTCAACGCCGTACCGGCGCGGCTCGCGTCGATGCCGGCGTCGGCGAACTTGCCGATGATCGCGACGGTGGCTTCAAGGCTCAATCCGAGCGTGTTCGCCAATGGCGCCGCATAGCTCAGCGCCTGCGCCAGGCCGGTGACGCTGGTGTTCGTGGCGTTGGCGCCCTTCGCGAGTACATCGGCCACACGGCCCGAGTCGGTAAAGGCTAGGCCCAGGCCGTTGACGATCTTCGTCAGATACTCGGCCGAGGTGCCCAGCTCGATATCGCCTGCACGCGCCAGCTGCATCGCGGCTGGCAGCGTGGCAATGGCGTCGCGAACGTTAAGGCCGGCTTTCGCGAGGTTCTCCAGCGCGCCGGCGGCCTGCAGCTCGGTGAACCCATAGCGGACATCCGCCGCGGCTTCCTGCGCCGCTTTGCGCAGCATCCGCATCTCGGCCGCGCTGGCGCCGGTGGCGGCCTGCACGCGGCTCATGGCCTGCTCGAAGTCGGCGCCGCCCTTGATCCAACCCGCGAAGAGCTGAATGCCGAAGTAGCCGGCCACGAGCGCGGCAAACGCGATCACGCGCGCCTGCAGGCGGTCGAACACTTTGGACGCATCGTCCTTGGCGTTGATAACGATCTGAATCGGCTTGAATGCCATGGGGAGGAAAGATCAGGGAATGGACGGTGGCGGCGCATGCGGCCTCTGCGCGAAGCCGCATGCGTCATCACGCCCCGCGGCCAGGCGCGGGACGGGCGTCTAAGGTCAGGCGACCGGGCGGCCTCCGACGTAGACCGCTTCGGCGTTCGCGGACTTGAGAACGTCCACGTCGAACTCGACCTTCACGAACTCGACGTCGTTCGACACGATGGGGAGGTCGCCGGAGGGCGTCATGCTCACGCGTGGCATGTACCAATCCTTGTGGCTGCCCGAGGCGTTGTCGGCGACCACGCGCACGGCGGCGAGAAACGAGGTGTTGCCGCCAGTCTTCAGGCGCGTGTACGAACCGGCGACGGGCGTGTAGCCGAACTGCACATTGCCCGCCGTGATGCCGCCGCCGACGATGATCTGCACGGCGCCCGTTTCGGGATCGACGTTGAAGTCGACACCGGCCTCGTAGGGCGTGGTGCCGTCTTCGCTCTTCACGCTCACCGCCGTGACGTTGCGCACGCCAATGGGGTTCGCCGTGGTCTGGCCGAGCTGATAGATCTTGCCCGGCGCTACCTTGCGAATTTCGCCAGCCACGGCCACGGCCGACTGCACGACGACCTCGCTCGTGGCCGCGAGGAACCGCTGATAGGTCGCCATGCTCATGTTGTTGCAGGTGATCTTGGCGGTTCGCTTGACCTTGCCGGTCAGCGTGCCGATGAGTTCGCTTGCGGCGGTCTCGGCCGAGAATTCCTCGGCCTTCTCGGAGTCGATGGTGAGAACGAAGCTCGGGCAGTTGCCCATTTCTTCCTCGCCCGTCAGCTCTTCGAGGGCGTTCATGATGTCCAGACGCAGGCGACCACGCGGGGCCGACAGCTCTGTTTTAGTGTGCACGATGGGCATGGGAATCCTTTCAGGGTTGCCCGTCGAAGCGGGCGGAAGTAGAAAAAGCGAGTTCGATCCCGACAAGGCCGTTCTCGAGAAAAGGTGGCGGCTTCACGCGCACCAGTTGAAGGCGCTCCCAGCGTCTGCCGGTGACCTGACCAGGCGCCCAGCCGTGAAGCGCCTCGATGACGAGCGCGAAAGCGCTGTCGAGCTGCGGCGCGGCCTCTGCATCGGCGCGTCTGCCAACGAGCGTGACAAACCACAACGGCCGCACCAGCACGCCCGGCACCTCGCTGGCCGGCACATCCGCATCACCAAACATCACGGATGCAAAGAGGTCTGGCTCGCGCTTTCCGGCGTCGGAGAACATGCCCTTCACGGTCCACGCTTCGGCCAGGCTCGCGCGCAGCCGCTGCACGATGGCGGGTTCGAGCGCCAGCATCAGAGGCTCCCCAGCACGAGGCGGATGAATCCGGCGCCGTCAGGCTCCGAAGTCACCACCTCGTAGCTGCGCCCGCGCAGGACGATGGTGTCCCCGCGCACGACGTTCGCGAGCAGCTCGGCGGACCCGCTGCATTCGGGTGCGCTGGCGTCGATCTGGCCGTCGAAGGACCGCGCAGAGGGCACATCGAAGATGACCGGCACGTCGACGCCCGCCACCGTCGCGATGGCGTTCGCCAGGTGGCCCAACACCCCGGCATCCACCATGGCTTCGATTTCGGCGAAGGGCGCGCGCGCGGACATGCTCAGAGCCTCAACGAACCTTGGCCGACATCGAGGCGTTGACGCGATACGGCACCGGCAGCGGGGCCGATTGCAGCAGCAGGTAACGCACCGCAGGGTCTTCTTCGGTCCACGACTTGGAAAAGTAGGGCATGGCCTGGAGCCCTGCCTTCTCATCGCGGATCGCGCCGTAGGCGCGCGTACCCTCGAGGTCCGGACTCGTAATGAGCACGGTGTTGTCGGGCAGGTAGGGCGTAAGCGTTCCCGAGTCCGGGTCTTCATACCAGCCGGCATAGACCCAGATATCGAAGTCGCCGATGTTGCCCATGTAGCGACCGCCCTCGCCGATCACGGTCGCGTTGAGCTTGTCGGCGCCACGGAAGCGGTCGAGCAGCTTCTGCACCGAAGGCGCAGCGCTGAAGAGCTGCCAGGCTTTCACGTCCATGATGAGCGTGTTGCCGGCCGCGCCCGAATGCTGCGTCACGCCCATCGACCATGCCTGCACGTCTTCGAGCGGGTCGACACCGGCTTCGCCCCAGCGGTCGCCCGCCAGGAGTTCGACGGTCAGGTCTGCATGACGGCCGAAGTCCACGACCACGGTCGGATACTGGTCGCCCTTGACGGTGACCTTGCCGGTGCGAAGTGCTTCCACAGCCATGACTTCCTGACGGCGGGCGAGCATCTCGAGCTGATCCTGCAGATCGGTGGCGAGCAGTGCCTGCAGGCGCTGTGCGGGCGACAGTTCGCCGCCGATGCGTTCGCCGATGGCGCGCTTGAACGGACGCGAACTGTCGAAGACACGCTTGTCCTTGACGTACGCTGGCTTGAAGGTCTTCGTGACGAATCCCTTCGATTGCACGACCTTGCCGGCCACGATGGGCGCGACGAACGGTGCCAGGCGGCGGCGGCCGTTCTCAACATCGAAGTGGATTTCCTCGCTCGTCTCGGTCTGCATGGCCGTGAAGAACGAATTGAGGATGAACGGCGCGGGGGCCGGAAGCTCGGCGATCACACGCGCGAGAACGCCGATGGAAAAAATGTCCATGAAAGTTGCTCCTGATTGAGAGGTTGGATTGCTGGGTGCTGTGCGTCAGGCCACGTCGGCCAGCAGGGTGATGCCCTTGGTGCGAAGGGCTTCGGTGATGCTGGCAACGGTGTGGCCGGCGCCCAGCACGAGCGCACTCGTGTTGAAGTCGCCGCGTGCATAGCCGAGCGCCTCGCGGTCGCCCGCGGTGGCATCGACCGTCTCGGCCAGAATCAGGTCCGGCTCTTCGCTGCCATCGGTGGCCGCCGAGGCGCTGACGGTGTGCTTTTTCGAAGCCGTGATGACGCCGAGTACCGTGCCGGCCGCATAGACCGCGCCGGCCAGCAGCGTGACCTTGCGGCCCACCAGCAGGTGGGCGTTGCCGGCCACGAGCACCTTGGAGGCAGAAACGCCCTCCGTCGAGAAACTTGCGCGATAGTTCATGTTCGCAACTCCTGTGAATGGTTGAATCAGCGCGAACCGCGGAAGCTCGCGACGATCTGGCTCGCGAGAGCGGCCTCGTCGGTCTGCGCGCCGCCTCCGGCCTCGACGCCCGAAACATCGGGATTGCCCACCGCGGCCATTGCGGTCGCGAAGGCATTCACCGGCGCGGCGGTCGCCACCGGCGCAACCGCGAGGACGGCGCCCGCTTGCTCGACGCTGAGGCCGCTGGTGACGCACTGGATGGCCAGCTGCGTGCGCCCGGCGGCGGCTTCGTGCGCAAAGATGCCGCTCACGCGGGTGCGCTCGGTCTGCGCGCCCTCTTCGCGGCCTTCGGCGCGTGCCGCATCCACGTTGGCCTGCGTAAAGGCGGAGGTAACTGCCGGGGCACCGGCGGGGGCTGCTGCGGCTTGATGACCGCCCGCCTCGTTGGGGGAATTGCCAGACATTGAGGCTCCTTTGTCGTTGGCGTTGGATCGGGCGGTCGGCCCGACAGGGAAGGACCGGCCGCGTTGGGCGGCCAGTTCGGAAATCAGCTGGTCTGTGGTGGCGATGCGGTCGGCCAAGCCAGAGGCCACGGCTGCGACGCCGGAATAGCTGGCAGCCTGCGTCTTGCGCACGGCCGCCGCTTCCATGCCGCGGTGGCGCGCGACCGCATCGACAAACATCGTGTAGAGCCCATCGATCTCGGCTTGCCAGGCGCTGCGCACGTCGGCGGGCAGCGGCTCATAGGGGTTGCCGTCGACCTTGTGCGCACCAGCGAAGATGTGCGTCACGGTGATGCCGTCCTGATCGAGCGCGCGCGAGAAGTCGACGTGCCGCGAGACCACGCCCACGGAGCCGGCATAGCCGGTTGCAGTAACCGCCACTTCGTCGGCTGCGCTGGCGCCCAGGTAGGCGGCCGAGAGCGCCATTCCGTCGGCGATGGCCTGCATGGGCTTGCGACCGCGCAAATCGAATACACGTTGTGCGTATTCGAATGCGCCCTGCGCTTCGCCACCCGGGCTGTCGTAGACCTGAAGGACCGCGTGCACGTCGGGATGGCTCATCGCATCCTCGAGGTCAGCGGCCAGGTCGTTGTAGCCCACGAGAAAAGTGCTCTCGGCCACATCGAGACGGCTGCGGTGCAACAACGCGCCATTGACGTTGAGCACCGCGACGCCTTCGACCACCCGATAGCCGCGGTCGCTCTGCTCGCCGCGCCGCGTCGAGAACAGCTCAGGTGCCAGTTTGGGCATGCCGTCGGCCGAGGCGACCATCAGCGGGACAGCGCCGAGCAGGCGGTCACTCAGGCCGGCAATGATGGCGTCGAGCTTTTGTGGATGGATGAGCAGCGGCGTGTTGAAGATCCGCGCTGCGAGATGGGGGTACTTCATGCGGCGGTTTCCTCGTTCTGCCCTTGCGATGTGCCAGGCTGTTCTTCGTCGTCGGGCTTGCCCTGCCCGGCCGAAGCCAGCGCCACGGCGATGGGTTGCGCGGTGCTGAGTCCGCGGTCAGCGGCCATGCGCAGCTCGATGGCGCGCTGATCCATGATTTCTTCGTAGTCGTCGCCTTGCTCCGCGCACTCCTTCTCGAGCGTGGAGATACCCATCTCCATGCGCAGCCCGGCGGCCTGCGCTTCCTTGACTGGGTCCACCCAGCCACGGCCACCGAAAATGAAGCGCGCGCGCAGATAGGCGTAGCGGTTTTCATAGAAGCCGGGCGCCTCGATCTCGCCGGCGTTCACAGCCTCTTCGAACCACAGCTCATAGATGGCCCGAAGCCAGTAGTCGGTGAGCCAGCGACGGCGGCCGTGGAAGTAGCGCCAGGCCTCGAGCAAGGCGGCACGCGCGCTGCTGTAGTTCGACTTGCTGAAGTCCTTCAGCAGCAGCTCATAGGGCAGATTCATGCCGGCAGCGATGTGTCGCAGCGAGGCGAGCATGAAGGCCTCGAAGGCTTGATTCGGGCGGCCTGGCGTGAAGCTGGAGAGCCGCGCGCCAGCGGGCAGCGGGATGACCGCCGCGCCCTTGAGCTGGCGGATGTTGCGGGTTTGCGCCACCGATGCATTCCACTGGTCGCGCGGGTTGTCGCCGAACAGCGCGGCGGCCGAGTTCGGATCGAGGTCCGACTCGAGGAACGCGGCAACGAGCGAATTTGCGAGGCTGGCCTGCAACTCGTTCGCCGCGTACTTGCCGGCCATGTGAAATTCCCGCATGACGGCCGTGACAACGGGCTTGCCGCGCGATTGGCCGGTGCGTTCCTTGTCGTGCAGGTGGATGACACGGCGACGGCCCCAGGCAGTGAACGCGGGAACACGGTCCCACTCCATGAGCTGCGCTTCCCGCGTCATGCCATAGAAGCCGAACGCAAACACGTCGCCCGGGTGGCGCTTGAGGATGTGGTACGCCACAGGTGCGCCCCAGCGGTCGAACTCGATACCCTTGCGGATGTCGTCGCGATGCTCGAGGCCCAGGGGCGTGGCGAGCCGGTCAGCCTCGACCATCATCAAGCGCGTCTTCCAGCGCGTGCCCGGACGGGGCAGCCACAGCGGCAAGCCCAAGGCGTCGCCGTTGAGCATGGCGCCGCCGAGGGCTTGCAGCGTGAGGCCGAGCAGGTTCTGCGTGCGCGCTGCGTCGCACTCGGTGGTCTCGGCCCACGAACGGAACTTCGCCTCGACCACGTTGCCCCATTCGCGGCTCTGCTCGCGCGTCCATCCGAGCAAGCGATAGTCCGGCGTCGCACTCAGGCGGAGCACCGATCCGACGATGTTGTCGCGCATCGTCTGCATGCCGCCGGCCATGAGGCCGTTGTTGCGGCCGAGGTCGCGCGAGCGTGCGGTCAGCGTGTCGAGGTCGGGCAGCAGATCCGCATCGGCGCTGCCGGCGATGGGATTCCAACCGTGCAGGGCCATGTCGTTGGTTGACGCGGCTTCGTGCGCGTTCATTGCGGCGCCTGCGGGGCCGCTGGCGCCAGGCGCGGAGATGCGCGGGCCAGCGGACCTGAGACGACGGTTGCGGCGAGCCATCTTCAAACGATGTAGATGGGGCCGCGCACCGCGCCGCCGGAAACACCCGCGCCGCGGGCTTCGAGCTCTTCGCTCAACGCCGCGATTTCCTTGCGGATTTCAGCGACGTTCTGTTGATACTGAACGGAGCGCCCGTTGTGGGCGGCGGATGTGGGGGAAGCGAGTCGGTCCTGCAGCGACGCCATCAAGCGCGTGCGCATCGCTTGGAGTTCTGAAACTGTGAGGTGGCGGTAAATGCCCATGCAGCGATGACACCAGTTCATCGCGGACATTTCCGCTGGACCAAGTCACAAACTTTCGGCCTACCCTCCTCCTACCCTTGAATAAGCTCGGCCGGCGAACGCGCGACGAGCCTTCGCGGAACAGACGGACGAAATTTTCGACCTCTGAGAAACCGCCCTTGAGGGCCAAGTCGCAGCGTCTTAAAGGGAGGGTGACGGCATAGTTCGCGCAGAACGAACTTGTTTTGCGGGGAGACCCACTTTTCTCATCACATATCCCAGGACAGGGTCCGCGTCGATTTGCTTGTAGAGGTTCAGGTATTCGGCGCCGTAAGTACCGTTACTGTCCTCTGTTGCGACGATAACAACGCTATCCGAAGATTTACGCCCGTCCGCAAAACCGATTTCCCAAGGGCACCAACGCGAACGCTCAGAGTTTCCCGTAGCCAAATAGATCAACCAGTCGCGTTCTTGGATTTCTTTTTGTATTCTCTCAACTGTGGTTCGAGTCGGACGCTCGATCATCGCGCCTAATTCCCAATCGATAAACACATCCCAACCCGCTTGAGCTAACTCGATCTGCAGCCCTTTCGCAAGCTCCTTATCCAAATGACTATGGCAAAGGAAGGCCGTGCTCTTGCGCTTGGCAATAGCGGTACTATAGCTTTCCAAAATTACTGCGCCTCTCCGTGCGGCCCTTTGCAACGAGTCAATTTTGATCGCCATGTTTTTCCTCTTTCTTTTTGTGCTTAAGCGTCCTTTTTTCAGATTACGGTTTACCCGCAGCTTTTGCGGCCTTCTCAATCCATGCCCCCATATTTTCTCGACCAGAGTCAGAGTTCCAACGGTAATGGGGGTAGCCATCAACGGTAAGGCCGCAATAATTGGTAGTGTTTCCCAAAAAATCGCCAATCTTACTGATGTCTATAGTTAGCAAACCATTTCCGCGCGCAATGCTGGATTCGATCTCGTATTTTACCCAGCGACTTTTATCGGTATTAGCTCCGACGAGCACTACCGTCACGCTTGTTCCGCTCATTTGATCGTCGATCCACTTTTTGATTGCAGCATCACCTTGACGGGCTACGCTTTCAAAATCAGCTTTATCGATGAAACCAGATTTGATATCCGCGGAGATTACATTGCTATTTCGAACATTCATCGCCCGAACAACATCGTCATACTTGAAACTAAAGAATACTTTTCTAGCCATTTTCACTCCAATATAAAAATACGCTACCACTTCAAACGAACTACCACAGCCATGCGAGCTACTTATTTAACTGTGAAATGATCCGCACCACTTTCGCAACGATTTCACTCCGTGGCGTTTTTGCCTCACCCAGCTCTTTGATAAGAGGGGGAAGCCAAGGCAAATCGCCGTAATACTTTTTTGGTGCCGCCTGGATGGTGTTCCAGATCGAACGTGCAGCGTACTCTGTAAGCCCGATGGGAATTGGAACAAGCCCGTGCTCAACGGCAATCTCAAACTCCCTAATTACGCCGTTAGCCTCCACGATTTCGCCATCCTTACCAAACTTATTTCCAAAAACGAATATTGCAACTCCTGCGAGGCCGATCATGCGATGCCGATATTGCTCCCAAAGGATCGGGAGATCCGCGGGATTGGCGGTGAACTGGGGGAATGGGCGCATCACTAGCTGATCTTCGGAGTGTTTTCCAGGATTTGAGTAAATCGCTTCAAGCGCACCATTAATTACAGCACTTCCAATGCCCCAGCCAAATCCGTTAACAACCCTGAGATTCGATCGAATTAACTCCAAAGCGAGCGAGTGAACGAATTGCTGAGCATCATTTCGGTCCCATGGCTCAAAGGCCTCTGCGCTTCCGGAGATAAAAACAGTCTTTTTCCGAAATCTGTTTTCGATTTCCTCAAGGATCTGTGGAATCTGAGGGTAGTCGTCGATCAACAAGGTTTGAATCCCAAACCTTTTTAGGTCAGCAACTCGCAACTCCTGCTTGCGAGTTCGATAAGCAGCGACATCGACCTTTTCTCCCTTTCTTTTCGGCGACTCCTTTTTAAGGAAGGAGTAGTGTGTCTTTTGCCCACCCTCACCTCCAACATGCAACCGACTCAGAACGTAATCCAAATTGGGATCAGAAAAACTAAATCCGATAAATAGAAACGTTTTTGATACTAGGTCGCCACTCAGGGCCGTGATAAATCTTTCGTGAGTATGATGATATCTTTCATACTGCTGCTTGTATAAGATTGCTTTTTTGGGAAATGTCACGTCGCCGTGCATCTTATAAACCACTGCATCCCGTTTTGGTGTGACATGATTGAGTTGATCGGGACTGTGTTTGACATCAGCGACCTTGAACGCCTTCTTCAAAGAGTCTTCAATCAGGCTGTCGTAATTGGTCGTCCAGTAGGTTCTTATGGGCAAACGGGCCAGAATTTCGTGCGTCGGAGAGGACTCTGCTTGTTCGGAAAATTCTTCCAAAATCTTTCGCGACACACCGTCGCTTCCGCCACGCTCATTAACATGGAATTGTGCCAACGAGATGAGGTCGTGCTCCATTTCAACCTTAAGACCTATTTCTGCAGCGATATCTCTAAGAAGTTCAGGCCAGTCTACATATCCGCATGCTTTAGACATCCCCGCCCCGGCGAATAAGGCCACGTTATTTTCTTCTAGGTCTTTAACGAAGACCTTAATAAAGGCTTCGATTTCGCGGCTGAATTTCATGGGACCTTTGCGCTCACGCGTGTTAGAAAGTGTTGATTTAGCCTTCTAACGGTAACGCTGCCGCTTGTCTATCCCACAACCTAGGTAAAACCATTCGTTCTTGACGCATCGGAAAGTAGCAATCGCTACTAGGCCGCTCCAGTCACTCGCGCCTGTCAAGGATCGATGTGCTTCGAAGTGCACGCAGGCGGGCAATGATCCGACGCAGATGTCGAGGGGTGATTTCGTACTCCCGTGCTAGCTCGAAGAGATTGCTCCCATTGAACTTCTCAGCAATCTCGGCATGCACCTTCTGCCTCGCTCGGGCTGTGCGTCGCGGCACGTATATGTGTGCCCCACCCAACCTCAGCAGGATTCGCTCAATCAGCGACGCCGCCGCCTCTTCAGGTACGGGCACACCGAAGGCGCGAGCCATCGCGCGAGCCTCCTCTTCAATGATGCTCAAAGGCTCGTCGTCGATCGACTGTTCTGTCATGTTCAGTTCAGGGCAATGGGAGAAAAAATGTCTACGTCTGAGCCGATGACCGACTCACCTTGAAAGCTCGAAACAGAGTTAGCTGCGCCGCCCGCCAAACGGGCAAGAGAAGCGCTTGGCGGTGGCAATGGCAATGAGGTGAAGAGGTCTCGCGCAGGCTGCATTGCCGCCTCGAGGTCGCTCCAGCGCTTGTCGGTGTAGTTGTGAAGGCCGAGGCCGAAGGCGGCGTGCAACGCATAGTTGCGGTTGTCGAGCGCCTCGTTGCGAGGCCTGCGCTTGACCCAGCGGTAGGCTTCCTTCCCGTTGACCTTCACCAGGATTCGCTGCTCGGCCGTGAGCTGCTCAAACCATTCCTGCGGCAGTTCCTGGCTGAAATGAACGAAGCCTGGCCCCGCCTTCTCGATGGCGAGTTGTCCGAGCAAAAGGTCCTTCGCCGAGTCGATGCCCACATTCCACAGCTTGATACCATTGGGAATCTTCGTGCCGTTCCAACGCACCTCCTGCGGGCTGCTGGGCCCCAGGACGGGCACGTTCTCTTCACCTCGCCCCTTGATTGCGCGCAGCCTCGGAAGCTGGTGCTGCGTCTTGCGCACCCAGTTGTAGACCGCCTGCGTTTGGTCGCTCGAGTCGATGGAAATCGCGCTCAGCCCCATCGAACCGCCATGCCAAGCCTGCACGTAGCGGCTCGACAGGTAGACCGCGACAGGCGCCCAGTCATCTTCGGACGCAGGATTGCCATGAATGACGTGGTGGTCGACGTGCCAGGACTCCAGGCCGCGGCCCCACGCCCATACGTCGATTTCCCAACGGTCGCGCTGCACGTCCACCCCAGCTGTCAGGATCAGGCCGCCCGCCGGCACCGTCTTCAATGGGTAGTCCTCGGCACGCGATTGCAGCGCATGCTCATCGGTGCGCTCGCCAACGACTTCCCATGTCTCGCCGAGCGTCTCGTTGACGAAGAGCTGCATGGGCCCCGAGTCGCCGCGGGCGAGCGCGTCGAGCGCTTCCTCGAATTCCTTGACGATGCTTTCCCAGGTGCGCTGCGGGCTGTACGCGGCCCAGATGTGCACGCCCAGCGTCTTCGGCGGGCGAGTGGGCATGCCGGCGCTGTCGCGCCACACCCGGTCCGGCCCGAACCTCTTGCCCGTCTTCTCGCACACCCAAGTGCCCTGCATGGGGAGTCCGCCCTGCAGGAAGTCGCTTTGCCGAATGGACTTGCGGCAATGCGGGCAGACATGGTGCACGCTGGCGGGGTTGCGGCGGTCCCACTTGAAGCCGTGCAGCTTTCCTTTGCCGCCCCACGCAAGCGGATGCTCGAGGCCGCAGTGCTTGCAGTCGATGTAGAAGCGGACGAAGCCCTCGGCGTTGAGCACGGCACGCTCGACATGGCACAGCCCTTTGAAGCCAGGCGTCGAGCCGCCAACGAACTTCGGATAGGGCGCGCCTTCGAGACGGCCCTTCGCAAGGCCGCCGGGATCGCCCGATTTCTCGATGGTCTGGTCGAAGGCGGACCACTCATCGAGGATGGCAATCGCCACAGTGATGCGCCGATAGGCTCGCTTCGCCTTTCCGCCGAGCAGATGAAGAACGCTGTCGCGAAACTTCTTCATTTTGATGGTGTCATCGCTGCCACCACCCTTGCGGCGCGCTGCCTGCACCGCGGGCACCCCGTCGCGCGCGTCGAGGATCGGATCGATTTCGCTCTTGACGTAGCTGTCGCGGTCATCGTCTGTCGGCTGCCAGAGCGCTTGCTTGCGCCGGCGGTGCGCAATGTTGTAGGCCACGAAGGCGGTAATCATCTTCGTGTAGCCGACGCGCTTCGACTTCTCCACGTCGAGTTCCTCGATGCGGTCATCGCTCATGAAGTCGAGGATGCCGACCTGAAAGGACCATGCAATCCATCCACCCTTCTGGTGTGAGCTTTCGCCGGCCAGTTTGAAGTTGTCGCGGGCCCACTCGCTGAGCGTCTGAAAGACCTCGGCGCGCAGACTGCCAAGGCCGAGACTCACCGCGTGGATCACGGCGCGCAATGTTTCACGCGAAACGTACTCGCCCACTACTGCCCCACCTCTTCGCCGAGCACATCCTCTGCGCTGCCTTCGTCGTCGGACGCCAACCGATCCAGCTCGACCACAACGAGTTTTTCAGTCGCGCGAATCCACTCGTTGCGCGCGTTCGTAATGACTTGCTGCACCGTGGCCTTCGCTTCGTCCGGCAGCTCAGGGCATGCCTTGCGAAGCGCACCTTCGAGCTGCTCGAAGCGATCCACGACGGCACTCGATGCCATGCCAAGCACGTCGGCGAGCAGACCGATGGGCGCAAATTCGCCACGCGCCACGGCGTTCTTGATGTCCTGCGCCTCGCGCTGGCTACGCGCCAGCCTGGCGCGCTCCTGCACGAGATCGAGGCCGCCGGCCTCGATCGATGCGCGGCCAGCGGCCACCTCGCGCAGCCGTTCGCAGTAGGCGAGCAGCCACGCGTGCGCGGTCTGGCCGCGCTCGATGACGCCATCCCCGACCAACTGGCTCGCCTTCGCCTCGCTCACGCCGACGAGCACGGCGAACTCCGCTTGCGTGATGCCCACACCCATAGCCTCAACTACCTTCACTTAACCCCCTTGGGAAGGTCGGCGAACAGTCCGAGGACGCGGTTCGAATTACCCGCACGGCAAGCCTCCAGGAGGGACCCGCGACCCGACGAGGCGCCGCCCCTCGATGGGGCGCGAGGGCGAGAGGTGCCGCGATGCGACATGCCGAGGCTGATGTTCATTCGCCCACCATCTTTCGAATGCGGTATCGGATGCGTCGCTCGATGTAGGGCTCAAGGTCGGCACGCTCAGCGACGCGCTCGCGCTTAATCCGTGAGTCGTAGACCGCATCGCGCACGAACATGAGGACGGGCCGCACGACGCCGCCCTGCGTGCCGGAAGCGGCCCAGATGCCGGGCGCGAGGTGCTGTGTCGGGCCACTGCGTAGGCGACCGAAGGCAACGAAGAACCGCACGCCCTCGCGGTCCTTTGTTCCCTTGTGCAGCCGCGCCTTGCGCCTGTCCGTCATGTTGGCCCTGTAGCCCTGCTCTCCCATCGCCTGGAAGTAGGACAGCAAGCGCACGAGGAAACCACCGCGCAAGTTGCCGCGCCCGTCATCGCTGCCGGGGAACGGTGTCGCCGGGATAGCTGTCTGGTAGCCCGAGGGAAGGATGCCCACGCGGCGCAGCGCTGCCTCGCTGCGCTTGTCTCGCCGCGGCCCGCCGAACTCTTGCGCCTGGAGAATCTTCTGCGGGTCCACGCCCTTGCCGCCGTAGTAGGTCGGCTCGATGTCCACGCTCAATCGGGCGGGCGTGGCCTTGCGCACGTACACGCTCTTGAGGATGTACGACGTTGGACGGTCGAACTGCTCGCTCATTTCGCGCTGCCACTCGCGCCGCGTGCGGAAGCCACCATCGTTCAAGCCCTCGGCATACGCCTGCTTGGCCTGCTGGCCCGACAGCTTGGCGAGCTGCTGCTGCACGCTGGCGAGGCCGCTGCCGCTGAAACCAACGCTCACGCGCATACGACCTCCCTCGCAACTTCGGCGGCACGCTTCACCACCCGTGCGGTGAACGCGAGATAGCTCTCGCCGCGGCCCATCGAGAAGGCGGCTTCATCCCACACGCCGAGGCCCAGCTCCCGCGCCTTCGCGTCGATGCCGCTGCGCGTCTCATGCCATGGGCCGGCGATTGCACCTTGCGTTCGGGGCTCATCACGCCAACGCTCGTTGCGAAGCCAAGTCGCGAACTCGAGCACGAACTCACCGCCGTCCTTCGTCCATCTCTTGCTAAGCCTTTGGGCCTCGATGGCCGAGCGCATCGTCCGCTGCAGCGCGGCGCTCGGCGCCATCCGCCGGTACCGGCGTTCTGCCTTCAGCCGGTTGTCGTGGTTCGGGTAGATCGCCCAAAGTTCTTCAAACCCGGTCGCCCCCCCGCCGGGGGGTAGGGGGGTATGGTTCATGATGGTTCCTGAAGATTCGGGTGTCATAGCTGTGTCACCCCATGCGTCACTGGTGTCACCCCTCGCGTCACCGTTGACACCCCTCGCGCCCTCTTCATGGGGTGTCAATCTGTCACCCGTGTGGATAACTTCGGTGTCCTTCAGGGGTGTCAATCTGTCACCCGTGGAATCCTCGGCGTCGTCCGGCAGGGGTGACACATTGACACCCCTCGCAGGAAGGTCGGCACCGCCCACCCATGCCGCGCTGACGCGGTATTCGTTGGTCGAGCCGCGGCGGCCCGTGGCGGCGCTGACCAGCTCCAGCCAGCCCGACGCCACCATCTTGCCGATCTGCCGCTGCACGGTGCGCCGGCTCTGGCGCGTCTTGCGGGCCAGTTCGTCCACCGAGGGCCATATGCGCGTGCCGTCGTCGCTTGCGTGATCCGCCATCGCAAGCGCGAGCAGCATCTCGCTGCCGCCATCGGGATAGCGATCAAAGATCATCGTCATCAGCCGGATGCTCATGGCGTCGTACGCCCTCCCCGGTCAGGCATTGCGCCCACGCTCATACCTTCGGTGCCTCCCGCATGAGGCCGCGCAGCGCGCCGAGGCTGTGCCCGATGTGTGCCGACAGCTCGGCCGCCATGTGCTCGGCCTTGCGCATCTGATTGCGGGAGACGCCGACTTCGCGGCGCAGCAGCGCCTCGCCCATCGCCTGCACGAAGTCGGCATAGGCCATCTGCAGACGCACGAGCGTGTCGAGCGGTTCGCCCTCGGCATACACCGGCGTGGCGAGGCTGCAGGTATGACCAAGCTCGCCGGCCATCGCGTGCAGGATGGCAAAGTCGCGGCTTTGCCACTGCATCTCGATGGCATCCCGTAGGGTGAGGTGATGGGTCTTGTTCTGCGGGTTGACTTTGTGCGTCAACGTGTTCGGGTTGTGACTCATGCGCTTGGCAAGTGCGCCAATGCCACCGGAGTAGCCATGCGCGGTGTCATAGGCAGCGACGGCGGCATCGTGACCGCGAAGCTTGTCGGGCACGGGCTCGTCGGCGCCATAGCCATGCGCCTCGTCGATTGAGATATTCGTTCTCATGCAAACCTCATTGAAAAACAGCCCCCAAGCCACGGAAGCCGCAGCCCCCACGGTTGCGGAGCGCATAGACGCCATCGAGCAATTCCTGCAGCAGCTCGTGCTGTTGCTGGAAGTCGAGCCGGACCTGAATCGCGAGTCCGTCGCCGCGTGGATCGAGATAACGAACAGCAGCGCCAGCGCACACGGGCTGCAATCGATGCGCGAGCGCGCCGCGATGGAGCAGCTTTGCTCTCGCGTTCTGAACTTCCCGCTCGACGTGGAGAGAGCCACGCCGGCAGTGCGACCATCATGAATTCGCTCGTGGCCGAGGTATCGTCCATCGCGACCGATGTGCCAGGCCCGCCCGTAAGGGGGCGCGGCTCAAGGGGCAAGGTCGCACCGGCAGGATCGACCGGTGGATCTCGTCGGGTGGCGCCAAATCCAAACGCGCTGCGCAGGATGCTGGACACCTTGAGAATCCTGACGGCACCGTGGATGCGATCGAGCACGCTGATGTCCGGGAATGTTGCCGCGCTATCCTTCATGCGGACCTTTCGCGCACAGATTCGCGGGCGCGTCCCGCAGGAAGTACGAGGCATACACAGGGTCTTCGTGGATGCGGTCGTGCTCCGCGAGCAAATCGCCGTTGGGATGGAAAATCTGAAGAACGGACCGGCGCAGCTCACCCTCGCCGCGCTGGCATTCAACGAGGACAACCTCCGCAACCCTGACCGAAAGCGGCGGCATGGCACATGGCAACGAGTGCGTGCCTTGGGATGGCTCATGCATGAACACCCGCCTTTCGAGCGCACCCAGCACCCCCCGCTGTTTCCGCTCCTTCCGCACACAACACCGGGAGCAGCGCGTCCCCGTAAACGTGGTCATAGCCAATGCGCAAGCCACGCGATGCGGAGAAAGCAATCACTCTGGCCGCCATCTCTGGGGGTAGCGTCTGCCCTCTCTCGTAGTGACCTACGTTGCCCTGCGTGCAACCGATTCCATCGGCCAGCACTTGTTGCGTCACTCCGAGACGCTCGCGAATGGGTTTCAGGTGGTGCATATCAATTTAGTAGCTTTGCTGCTATGTTACCTTAATAGCGATGCTGCTTGTCAAGATAAATAGCGTCGCTACAGTTTTCCCGGTGAACAACGACGACAACAACTCACTCGAAAGCTGGCAGCGCGAAGACGCAGCGCGACTGCTTGCCCTCTACAAGGCATACAGGGCTGCGGGCGGGCTGAAGCAGGACGATTTCGCAGCCAAGTACGGGCTTCGCTCCCAAGCCAACCTTGGGCATTACCTGCACGGCCGTCGCCCGCTGAACATCGAGCAAGCCACGAACTTTTCTCGTGGATTGAATGTGCCCATCGACCAGTTCAGTCCCACTATTGCCGCGCAGATTGCGGGCGCCGCTCAGGCCATCGGGGCACACCCACCCTCGGACGTGGATGCGGAATTTGTCGCAGTCCAACGCTTGACGGTGCGCCTCTCGGCAGGCCCAGGCGCAGCGGCGGTCGTTGCAGAAGTCGAGGGTTCGCTTCAATTCCGCCGCGACTTTCTTTCGTCTTGCGGGGCATCACGAGAGTCAGCTCGAATCGTTCACGTCGTCGGCACCAGCATGGAGCCAACCATCGTGGACGGCGCGGTGCTGTTGGTGAACACGCGCAATCGCGAGCCACGCACGGGCTCCATCTTTGCGATGGCCTATGGCGACGATCTGATCGTCAAACGGCTTGTTCAATCCCCGTCTGGATGGGTGGCACGCTCTGACAACCCGGACGGCAATCCCGACATTCCCATCGACAACAGCCACCACGTCGAAATCATCGGCCGGGCAGTTTGGATGGGCGCAAAGCTGTAGCACTACCTCCTCCTCTCGCGTCGCCGTGGTAGAAAAGCACTCGCTTGAAAACACGAATACGACGGAGGAGAAAATGAAACTGCTCGCACTCTTGCCGCTGGCTCTTGCCATGGCATCGGCCTCGGCGCAGGTCTACAAATGCCCGGACTCAACCGGCAAACTTCAGTTCCAGCAGACGCCATGCGCCAGCGGCAGCGGAACGAAATTGGACGTTCGGCCTGCATCGGGCGACGCGCCGAACGCCTCGCAAAATACCGCCACACCCCAGGCGGCCACCGCAAAGGCGGGTGAAAAAAAGTCCTTCACAGATACGCTCGCCGAGGAGCGTTTGCAGCGCGAACGCTGGGTCCGCCTGAACGACGCCAAGCTCGACGCTGATCGCATCCGCAATTCGTGCGAACGAGAACAGCGAGCGATCCAAGCGCGGCAAGCCTCGTCGAACAACAACAACCTTGCAGGCGCGACTCGCGATCAGGCCATTGCGGCCGAAATGCAAGCCGCCGCAACTACCTGTCAAAACCGCGTCTCTGGAGCAGATCGACTTGTGGATCGCTATCAAGGCGAGTGCGACCGCATGGGCTGCAGAGCACCAGGCACCTAAAAGCAGCCTTGCTACTTTATTTTGTAACAGAAGCAGCATTGCTATTGTCTTATAAAAGCAGCATAGCTACTATTTGTCCATCCCAACACGGAGATGGACATGGACCTCATTGGACGAAACAAAGCCGCGCGAGTAGCGCATCGACGCGCGCCCACCACACAGGCTGTGGCTCAGCGCCGCTACCGCTGCACGTATACGCCGCGCGACGCGCTCGGCCATCTCAACCCCTCGGAAACCGGCGCCGCGCCGTTCGTGCAGTTCCGCGCGGTCAACGCGGCTGAAGCACTCGAGATCGCCCTTCGCGTTACCGGATGCCCGGTGATCGAAGCGACCCGCATCGAGGGCTAAGCAATGGCTCGGGTGCAAACCAACCACGCGGCTTCGGGCCGCACCGCGCCCTTTGTAGCGACCCGTTCGGCGCGCGTCGAAATCTGGATGCGCATCAACGGTCGTCGCCGCCAGGCGTTCTATCGCTGCAAGCTGGCAGGTGTCACAACGTGGCAAGCCATGGGTGTGCCACTCGCAGAAAGGGCACTTAAGGCCGGAAGCATCGACCTCCCCGGTCTGGCTGACGCATCTGTCGAGCGCTACGCCGAAGGCGAGGCACCAGTTCATCCGATGGCCGCGGAATTCGCCGAGCGCGCGCGCGTCCTCAACGGCGAGATTGACGCCCTCAACATCACCGCACGAGGTGCGGCATGAACGCGCCCGTTCGCCTCATCAGCGAGTGGCAGACGCATCTGAAGTTCTGCGGCCGTGAGCCGAAGACCCTCGAAGAGCTTGCCATCGCGACGGCCGACTACGAGAACCGCCGACGCCTCGCCGAAATCAAGGCGCTGCGCGTGAAGCTCGGTCTTCTCGACCAGTTTCTGCCGGCACTCGCCGCGCGCGGAATCAACCTCGCGCATCGCAACCTCTGCACCTACGACCACGGGAAGACGCTGCGGATTCAACCTGCAGTGTGTTCGGGCGACGACAAGCTCTTTGCCGCGCTCGTCGAACTCGGCTTCCGCGAAATCGAGCGCAAGACGTGGGGCAGCAAAGAAGAACAGGTGAAGCTTAAACACGGGCGCTCGCTCGTGCTCGCCATCGATGTTGCCAAGGCCGAGGCGCCCACGCCGGCACCTGTTGCGCAGGCAGTCGCAGCATGAGCACCGCGAGCAAAACCACCCTTCCCAGCCTCGCGGAGCTGAAGGCGCAGTTGGCAGCAGCTCTGGCAGCGAAGGCCATTACAGAGGCAATCGCGACCTACCAAGAGGCCGGGTATGGCTCGCTCGTGACCGAGCCGCTTTGCGACGCGCTCGCGAACGTCAACTTCTCGCTTCGGCAGGTGAAGACATGAGCGCCGCGCACCCCACGCCCGCCCCGTCCGTCCGCAGCAACCGCGCCGATGTACGCAATCCGATGCTGAAGCTGCCCGAGGTGCGCGATGAATTTGATGCGCTCCCACCAGAGGCACGCACCGCGCTCGTGAGGATGCTTCGCGTGATAAGCCGTGCATGCCGCGAGAGCGCTGTGCATGCCTATCAAACGCGCAAGCCGCCTATGTACACGTACTGGCAGGGCCTCGCCGTCAACACCCGGCACCTTGCCCTCGCCGGCCGCGCCACGGTCGCGAAGACTCGCAGGAGCTGATCGCGTGGCCTTCCTCTTCCGCTGCCCCGAGTGCCGCACGCGCCGCCGCAGCTATGGCCTCTTCACGCAGCACCTGCGCGAAACCGGTCATCGCTTGTGCCGGTGCGGCGGATACCACTACGAGCACCGCCCGGGTTCGCCGTACTGCGAGCGCAACCCGATGAGCGCGGCCCTGCTCGCGAGCCGGCACGGCGCCTCTGACGAAGAGGTGTTCGATATCGCGCTCGAAATCGCCCTCACAACCCCGGGCCGCGCCGTCGCGGCCTGCCCCTTCTGAAAGGCCAGCCATGCGCTCGACCTCTCTCCACCAAACCGGCAATGGCCTCATGAGGACATCGCCTGTTGCGCCCTCCCCGCGCGCCCTCGCGACCGCTGCCGCGGTGGCGGTCTTCATCGTCCTGCCCATCGTGCTCGCCGCGATGGTTGTCTATGGCTGGAGCACTCCATGATCGTGATTACCTCCCCACGCCCGCGCCGGCCCAAGCAGCCACTGCGCACCGGTCCGGTCGGCGGCCTCTCTGACCACCGCTTCCACTACACGCCGAGCTTCGCGACGGACATCCGCAAGACGCTCAAGCGCGCTGCCGCCGAGATGAAGCGAGGTGCCCAAGCGTGACGACAACGACCACCGGCCTTTTCTTCGTGGGAAAGGACTACCCCTCGCGCCCCGCCGTCACCGAGCACCGCAACGATGCCGGCGACTTCGTGCTGAAGATGCGCGTTGTCGACAACCAAGGTCCTCGCGCTGTCGAGGGCTACGTCGTGCGCTGGATCGGCCCCGAGGCCGCCGCATGGCGCGCAAGGCATCCCGCACTCAAGGCCGGCGACGCGCTGCGCCTGGAACTCATCAATCCCCGGTCGATGCCCGGCGTCCACACGCCGGAAATCCACGCCGCCATCCGCGCATGCGAGCTGATGCCGGCACGCGCGCCCGCCGCACCTCAAGCCGCGTAGCAGCGGCATCACGAGCACAACGACATGCCTTTCCCCATCACCCCACTCGCCACCATCGAACGCGAGGCCAAGGCCGCCGCCGAAGAGGGCAAGACGCCCAACGACGCATGCCGGTATCCCTTTGCCGATCCAGCCGGCGAAGCGTTCATGCGCTTCTACAACGAGCACCGCGAAGCTCTTCGCGCCAACGCAGCACACAGCATTGCGGAGGTGTCGCAATGACGTGGATGCTCACCGCCAGCGGCGCCGAGTACCACCTCGCCGGCCCGGCCGCACTCGCCGCGTGTGGCCGCCCGGTGAACATCGAGGACGTTGCTCATCATCTGGCCATCGTGGCCCAGTTCAACGGCGCCACCTCGCGCCCCTACAGCGTGGCCGAGCACAGCCTTCTGTGCGCGGACATCGCCCGCCGTTCTGGCGCCTCGGTGTTCGTGGAAATTGCAGCGCTGATGCACGACGCGCACGAGGCCTACACGAACGACCTCATCAGCCCCGCCAAGCAGGCGGTGAACGGCTTCAGCATGGGAACCGCAGGCATTGAGGCCTGGACGATGTTCGAAGCCGATCACGCCAAGACCGTGCGCGAACATTTCAAGCTGCTTTCCGTCTTCGCCGGCAACAAACAGCTCTTGCGCTCCATCGACTCGCAGGCCCTCGCCACTGCGCGGCGCGACCTCACCCCGCACGATCCCTCGCGGCATCTTCCGTGGCCCATCCTCGGCGACGGCACGGTGCAGCCCGTGGCGCCCGCCGAATGGGTGCGCCTCGACTCGCCCGAGCGCGAGGTCAAGACGTGGAAGGACTGGCGCGCGGAATTCCACGACCGGTATCTGTCGTTGCAGGTTCGCCGGACGCTCGCTGGACTGGGGGCCAAGAAGTGAAAACCGTTGACCTCTTTGCAGGTGCCGGCGGCTTCACCACTGGCGCCGAGCTGGCAGGCTGCACCGTCGTGTGGGCCGCGAACCACTGGCCCGCCGCCGTGAAGATCCACGCCGCGAACCATCCCCACACCGTGCACGCATGCCAAGACTTGCAACAGACCGACTGGCGCACCGTGCCCGCTCACGATCTGCTTCTGGCCTCCCCCGCCTGCCAAGGTCACAGCCCGGCACGAGGCAAGGAAAAGCCGCACCACGACGCGCTGCGCAGCACCGCGTTTGCCGTTATCTCGGCCGTCGAGCATCACCGGCCTCCGGTGTTCATCGTTGAGAACGTGCCCGAGTTCGAAGACTGGGTGCTCTATCGTGCGTGGTGCCTCGCTGCAGAAGCCCTCGGGTACTCGCTGGCACCGATGGTGATCGATGCGGCCAATCACGGCGTCCCGCAGCACCGCTGCCGCCTCTTCATCGTCGGCACGCGCAGCAAGCACCCCATCACGTTGAAGCTGCCCCAACGCGAGCACACGCCCGCGAGCGCCATCGTGAATTTCGACGCCGGCAAGTGGTCGCCTATCCGCACCGCGAAGCGCAGCCCGGCAACATTGCGGCGCATCCACCAAGGCCGCAAAGACCTCGGCTGCGGTCGCTTCCTGATCCCGTACTACAGCAGCGGCTCGGGCCTTACCGGTCGAAGCCTCGGCCGCCCCATCGGCACCATCACCACAGTTGACCGCTGGGGCGTGGTACGCGGCAACCGCATGCGGATGCTGCGTGCCGACGAAGCGCGCGCCGCGATGGGCTTCCCCGCGGACTACCAGCTCCCACCGCAGCACAAGGCCGCTATGCACATGCTCGGCAATGCCGTGTGCCCACCGGTCGCGCGCGATGTGATCACCGGAATCATGGAGGCCGCATGAAGCGCCGCCCGCACATCCCCCGCGTGGACCCCGCCATCTGGGCGCTGCTCGTGCAAGCTCGGCAGGACACGCCCGCCGAAACCGTCACGGAAACGATGACGAAGCTGCACGATGCCTTCTGCCAGCTCCGCGCCGGCACGATGGATGACGACATGTTCGACCGCCTCGCGGCTTGCATCAATGTCGGCCTCGTGCGCGCCGAGCAGATCGACCCCGTTTGCGTCGCACCGCTGGCCGCCGCGCGCGACGCAATGATCCGCTGCGACGGCATTCGCGGCCGGCATGGTCACTACGGCTTCGACGGACTCGGCCTGCAAGCCATTGCCGCCGGACTGGAGGTCTACGAAGAAATCTTGCGCCACAGCACGCCGCAGCAGATGGCCGAGGCCGCAGGAATTTCCCATCACCTCATCCGATGCCAGGCCGCAAGCCAGGCGCGCGCAGTCGCACAAGGGGAGGCATCGCATGGCACCGCCTGAAGCCATCTGCACCAGCCCGCTTCGCGTGCACGACGTGCCCGGCACGCCGCACCCGCTCGCCGGCCCGATCTACACGGCGCCGCCCCTCCCCACCGCGTGCAACGGATGCGCCCGCCGCGGCGACGCAATGGGCGCCGTCGCGCGCGGAGCCGTCGAGTGCAGCCACATCGCATGCCCTCACCGCAAGCACATCACCGCGCAACCGAGCGCACAAGGAGTTCGCTTTGACGAATAACATCACCCCCGAAGCACAGCTGGGCGACGCAGCAATCTCGGCCATCGTGAAGGCCGCATTTGACTGGGCCAGCGAACGCACGGTCAACGACTGGGACGAAGCCACATTGGCAAAGGCCATCGCAAGCCACGCCGGTGACTGGCCGGGCTGCGGGGAATGCGATCACGATTGCGACGAACCGTGCATGCCGCACACGGTCGCCGACATACACCGTGCCATCGACTCCCGAATCGCACAGCTCGTTCACGACGGCAAGCTGCACGCCTACATCGGATACGCGCCGCCGGCAGGCTGGAAGCCAGTCGCTCCACCTCGCACGCGTCGCCGTCCCGTTAACGTCAATGACGAACTGACGACGAGTTTCTGCGACACGCTCGATGGCACAAGGTGGCGCCGCTTGATGGCCTTCCGCGACGTGAGCGCCGAATGCAATCGACAGGATGAGCAGTGGGGCGGCGCGGACCACGATGACGGGCACGGCGCCGCCGCATGGGCGCACTACCTCGAAAAGCAACTATGCCAGCTCAGCGCTCAAGCCTGCCGGCCCCGCGACCGCCTAGTGAAGATCGCCGCCCTTGCAATCGCAGCCATCGGAAACGCCGATCGTATCGAGGCTCGCTCGAAAGGCGGCGCAGCATGAGCCGCAGCGGATACAGCGACGACTACGACGAGGACGGCACTGGCGGCCTCTGGCGCGGCGCCGTAAGGCGTGCCATCCAAGGCAAACGCGGCCAGGCTGCGCTGCACGAGCTGGCGAAGGCGCTGGATGCTATGCCGGCCAAAACGCTGGCCGCGGAATCATTGATGACGGAAGAAGGCGAGTTCTGCACGCTCGGCGTGCTGGGCCAAGCTCGCGGCCTCGGCATGGAGCCTATCGACCCCGAGGACTGGGATGCAGTCGCCAAGGCCTTCAACCTCGCTCCGGCCATGGTGCGCGAAATCGTCTACGAGAACGACGAGCACATCGAATCGCACAAATGGGTCGACGTGGAATTCTGCGGCCCGGTGCGCCCCTACTACCCCGAGTACGGGCGTCACCGCAGGGACGTGCGCGTAGAAACGTCTGCCGACGAAATCGCTCGCCAGCGCTGGGCCCATATGCGCGAATGGGTCGCGAAGCACACGATCATCCCGAAAGGCCGACCATGACCCTTACCGTGGACGTGCCAGGCGCGGCCGAACTGTTGAAGATTCACCCGGAGACGGTGAAGAAGATGATCCACAAGGGCGAGCTGCCCGCCGCCCAGGTCGGCCGTGCATACGTGATGATGACGAAGGACGTGCTCGACTTCATCGAGAACGCGGTCATTCGAGACACCGCAGCGCGGATGCGTAGGCCCTCAAAGTCACCAAAGCCGCGCCGCCAGGTCGCTGCCTCGTAGGTTCGCATACCGCATCATCATGCGGTGCGACTTGTGGCCGGTGATCTTCATGATCTGAGTTTCGGAGAGAGTCGTCTTTTCGAAAAGACGACTCGTTGCCTCGTGCCGGAGGTCGTGAAACTTCAGGCCCGGACACTTCGCCGCCTCGAAAATCCCGATGAACAGCTTCGACAAATAATCCGAAGTTCTGTCGAGTTTTGTCGAACTGGTGTCTCCATCCCACCACGGAAACATGACATCGCGCCCCTTTGCACCGGCCGCAACTCGAATCTCTGAGTAGGCTGTCAGCGCCTGCACGGCCACGCTGGAGAGCGGCACCTGTCGCTTGTCGCCGTTCTTCGTCTTGTCGAGGAAGGCCGTGCGCTTGCCGAGGTCGATCTGATCGAGCGTCAGTGTGAACATCTCGCGCAGCCGCATTGCCGACTCTACGGCCAGGACGAAAAGGCACCAGAGGCCCTTCGGATCGTCCAACGTCAAAGGCCGCTGCTTCCGGGGAAGGATGCCGCCGACGATCACCGCGGAAACCCGCTCGAATTCACCAGGCTCCAGACGCCTATCGCGCTCGACATCAACCCGGGCGCCGCCGGCGAGCGCCGCATCGGTCTTGGTGTACTGGGCGTAGCCATCGGGCAGCGTGCGCAGCGGGTGGTCGGGCATCACCAAGTGACCCTTGCGCATGCCCCAGTCAGTACAGCGTGCCAATGCCCCCACCTTCGCGCGGATGGTGGCCGGAGCAAGCTTATCGAGGCGCTTCATCTCCGAGATCCAGTCATCGACCCAGCCGGCCGTGATGGCAGTCAGCCGGGCCGCCCCCTTGGTCTTGATGATCGTTCCAAGCGCGGCCCGATCCTTTGACTTCGGGTGCGCATCACGCTCGTACTCTCGCACGAGGTCGGCGATGGTGACGATGCGCGAAGGTACTTGCAGCTCTGTGGGCACTATGCCCTTATCGAGCAGCTTCTCGACCCGAGCGACGAACGCATCGCCCTCAGTCTCATCGGCAAAGGTGAGATAGATCGGCTTGTCGAGCAAGCCAGCGCGCTTGATGACGTATTCCCAGCCATTCGGCCGCTGCCGCTTCCCCGCCATGTTGCTCCCCGCGTGTCCGTGAAGCTACGCACTTTACGCGATTCGCACGGGTGGTAGATCGCTGTTTTTGGTTGGCAAAGGCTGTTCTAGGCTGTCACTCCGGGCGGCAAAGTGGGCAAAGAAAAAGGGCCTAGATCGCTCTAAGCCCTTGATTTTAATAGTATTTCGGGTGGTGGGTGCTGAGGGGCTCGAACCCCCGACCTACGCCTTGTAAGGGCGCCGCTCTACCAACTGAGCTAAGCACCCCACCGGGAATACTTTCCGAGTCTAACGTCTTAGTTCAGCGCGTCTTTCAGCGCCTTGCCCGGACGGAACTTCGGGATCTTGGCTGCCTTGATTTTAATCGCGTCGCCGGTGCGGGGATTTCGGCCGGTGCGGGCCGCGCGCTTGCCTACTGCAAAAGTGCCGAAACCGACGAGCGAAACGGAGCCGCCTTTCTTGAGCGTGGTGCGAATGGCGCCAATAGTGGATTCGAGTGCACGCGTCGCTGCGGCTTTGGAAATATCGGCGTTCTTTGCGATGTGCTCAATCAGTTCGGTCTTGTTCAC